AAATAATACCTTATAATAGTCATTATTTGCACTAAAGTCATCAAAATAAGGTGCGACGTTTAGATTGGTTTCCTGTGGCATGATTCTTTAGAATTGCAAAATGACTTTAATATCTTCTTTTTGGTTGGTAGACCTTGTAATCGAAGGTCTATTATCAACGTAAATAATGTTTCCAGAATATTTTCTAACTTCTGGGTTTGCCACTCCTTTTGTGAATGACTGTCCAAGGTAATAGGTTTTACTATTTATTACAGTAGATATACCTGTAAATGAACTATGAATCCCTAAAGTAACGGATCCGCCAGTAATATTTAACGATCCTTGATTAGCACCTACATTATTAGTAAATCTATTCATTCGGAATCCATATTCGGGATCATTATTAGCAGCACCATTGGTATTAAATCCAGCAGTAGTTCTATCTTGCCAATACTTTAAAACTTGTGTATTTTGATCATAAGAAATAACTCTACCAACTGCAGTAGATCCTATTCCAATAGTTTGAGTAACAAAATCATCTGCAGTAAATGTAGCATTACTGGCACCTACTCCTGTCAGTTTTAAAGCATATAGAGCACTAGCCTTATCAATTTCTAAATTGGAATCAGTTCCATATGCTTTTGGATTCTGAACAATTCCAACACGAGCAAATTGATTTCCTGTTATAAAATCGGGGTTTCCTGTGTCATTTTCAACTCTACAATATATGAGGGAATTTTTGGCCCCTAATTCACGATATATGTCAGCACCATGACCACCTTCAGGAGGAATGATAACATTAAATGTAGGAGATATACTTCCTGCTGGTACTCCACCCGCTACAACATCCAAGGTACCAAAACTATAACCAGCACCTCCTTTTGAGATAGTTACTGATTCAACTTTAGATGCACTATTAATAACAACCGTTGCTTCTGCACCTGTTCCATCACCTTGAATAGGTATTTTCGTATATGATTGGTTTGCAGTACCCAATCCAGCCCCTCTATTGGTAATAGTAACAATTTTAAGTTGACCACTTGTAGCAGCATTCTGTCTTACAGGAGCATCAACAGAACTTGTTTCCCAATTCTTAGGAACAGGCATAAAGTTCGTAGAATCAAATTTTGTGATCTCACCAGGTTTAATAGTATAAAGATATTTCCAAATATAACCATCACCACTTGTTCCAGCTGCTCTTGGTTCTAAGTCTGTGAAAGTTGGTTCATCTAGAGATGCTTTTCCTTCTGTGTTATCGGGATCAGTTCCATTCTGAAGACAAATATAAATTCTAAAATCAGAATTTATAACAAAATACTTCGCTTCATATAAACTAATTGCATTCGATGGTTTAGATGGATTTTCTGCTTTAATATCATTTCTATACATATCATAAGTAACACCAGATGCCCAAGTATTTTTAGAAACTACTTGCTGAACATCAGAAGATGTTACTTTCTTCAAAGCAATCATACTATCCCAATATTCATTTTCTTCGTTAAAAGAATCTCTAGGATTGGGTGGAGTAGAATTCCAATTAGAATCAACTTGTGTTGCATTTGGCAGACCGATCCATGTATAATATGAATTAGTTGTCGATGCTACACTAGCAACAAAATCTTTGGTATTCAAAATACGAATTTGATCAGTTATAATTGCGGCCATTTTGACAATTTTTTTAGTTATTTATTAAGTTTAATAACCAGAATAATCTTGAGACTTCAAAGGTGCTACTCTTGTAACAAGAGCAGATGTAGAAAGTCCCGTAAATCCATTCGTAGTGTATGCATCAAATGCTTGAGGATTGGTTCTAGAACCTAATGTTATTTTACCCCATGAGAAATTACCGAAGAATTCACTAGATCCCAATCCAGTTATAGCATTTCCATTTTCAATTTGTGTTGTTACTCTCGCAACATAAGTATTAGCAATACCTGGAACCGCAGCTTCACGAATATTAACTGCAGCTACCTCATAAACATTATCTATAAAACTATTTCCTATCCCCAATACTTCAGCACCATTATCGAGAGAGTTCTCACCATCTCCAATATTACTATTAGAAATTGTAAAGTAATCCCCAGTTTGAATAGCACTTACAGTAACAGCAGTTCCTGTTACAGTAGCATCTCTCAAAACTGAATTAGTTGGAATATACAAATCAAAAAACATTAAAGAAACAGTGCTTCCAGATCCACTGTAAGTGACTGCAACAAGTTCTCCAAAATCACCTTGATATGAATCAGATGCATTAACTTCATTTGTTAAAGAGGGAACCTCAATAAGAACTTCGGGAGGAGTTGTAATAGTATAACCTGTACCAGGTGAAGTAACTGTTATTGCAGAAACGGTGTCTCCAGTAAGGGTGGATGAAACAGTTGCTCTTGTAGTTGTTCCTAATCCCACAGGAGTAGAAATAATCACATCAGGAGCAGAAGTATAACCCGTTCCTCCATAACTTACTACCACAGAAGATAATGTACCAGCAGCAGAGACAACAGCAGTTGCAGCGGCCCCTACAATATTATTCTGAGAAGTTATAGAAATCTTTTGAGTCTTAGCAGTTGTTTGAGATTCATTATCTGGATCAAAGAATGGTCTTATACTTTCTACATATACAACAGTTGATCCCACACCAACTGGTTGAATAATAACTGTTGCTGGATTAATTAAAGATTCCAATTCAGGTCTTGCTTTACTTACGATTTGTCCATCAATAATCTTATCAGTTCGTTGTTTACACCAATTAACTGTTCTTTCACAATCAGGATTACCATTGATACCAACACCCACATATGCGTTAGTATCAACAATGTCAGTTGCAACAACATCAGTCACTAATCTTTCATCTTGTAGTAAAGATCTTGCACATAAATTAGTATCACCTTGAATTTCAAGAGTATCACCCTCTTTAACAGTTTCTAAAATGTCTGTAAATGTAACATCAATATCTCCACTTCCTTTATAGAAGAGAATCTTACAGGTATCACCATCAAATGTTCCATCATCATTTGGTCCTTTAGGTGCTTCAGAGAAAGTAAGTATACTACCATTCTCAAAGACATATCCTTCACCAGGAACCTGTAAAACATCATTTATAAACACTAATAATGCTGCTTGAACATCAATATTTGATTGTTCTTTAGCCCTAATAGTAACAGGAACCCCTCCTTTCTTTAAAGTAAATGCTCTCTTAGAACCATTAAATTCACTAGTAATCTTATCTAATACTTCGAGTTCTCCAAAGAACCATGCACTAAACTTATCAGAAATAGTTTCTTCTATAGTAAGTTGGAATTCTTGGAAAGTAACAGTAGGATCAGTAGGAATACCAGTAGTTCCCATTTTAGGAATAGTTAAAACTTGACCATTATCATAACTATATCCAGTATTTTTGATTTCAAAACTAATAATACTAGAACCTTGGCCAACTACTACATCAACAGTTGCTTGAGTTCCTATACCAGTAGACTCCGAACTATAAATTAATGGAAGATTAGAATAGGAAAGTGGATCATCAATAACAACTTCTGGTGGATTGGTTGCTGTATAACCAACACCTGGATTGGTAATTGCAATGCTGACGATGTGTCCACCACTTATTGCTGCAGTACCAATAAATTCAATATTAGGAACTCCTGTACTTAGAGTTTGAAGACCTACATTAACAGTAGTTTGAACTCCTACTCTATAACCAGATCCACTGTTACCAATACTAATTGAAGTAATTGTACCAGCAGCAGAGATAACAGCAGTTCCACCAGCAGCAACAAGAGGTTGGTACCCTAAACCGTTAGTTGAACCTACTGATACAATCATACCCCTAACTGGAATAGAACCGCTGTTAGGGTCATAGGCTTCGGATGTGGCTGTTCCTGTGAAAGTAATGCTACTGATACCAGTAAGACCTTCAGATAAGGTATAATCCTGATCAACGGTTAATGTTCCAGTTGGTCCTTGGAATACTCCATTTATAAGAACCGTAGCATTACTGGTTGAGAATCCACCTACGTTTGCTTGATCAGAAGTTAAAGTAAATGTTTTTCCAATACCATTAAATTCATCAGAAATATCATCGAAAACAACATTCTCTACATAAGGTCTATTCACACTACCAGAAGCAGCAGATCTCATAAATGTTCTACCTTGGAACATTGAGAATGTAGTTATTCCAACCCAATCTCTACTATCAGGAGGATTAGTTGTAGAACTGATAGGAGTAGGTCCTTGAGGTGCAGTAATAAAGTTAATTGTATTATCAACAATATTATAAGAACCTTGAATTTTAGATACAATTGAATTTGCAGTATGAACTCCAATATTAGTTCCCATCCAACCACGATCTACAAGAATATCATTTGTAGCTCCATAACTAACAGTATTAATCTTCATTATTTCTTCACTGATTTTAATCAAGTCACCACTAAAGAATGAAGTTACTCCAACAGTTTCAAGAACCTTCGCACCCAAAGATAATTGAGTAGATATTCCTGTAGTAACAGCAGTTGCAACAATAGGAGATTGGATTGCATTATCAAGAGCAATTATACATTTTGTATTCTGATCTTGTGCTGTTATCGTATGTCCAGTACCAGCACCAACTGATGATAAATGTAAAATATTTGGAACTCCTTTTAATGCATCTTCTGCACTCTTTGCAAACTTAATAGTACGTTCATCAATTTTAACAATATAAGTTGTGGATGGGAGAAGATCAGTAGATCCATATCCAGAGATAGTAGTGGTAGCAATTCCAATTGGACTTCCACTTGCTGAATCATAAGAATATTGAACTTCTTCACCAGTAACATAGAAGTGCTCTGGAATTGTAACAGTATTCTTAGTTAAATTAACAATTGTCGAGTCACTGCCATCAAAGTCTCTTTGGAAAATATTTCTTCCTTCATGTTGTAAATTAAATGCTCTTAGAACATCTGTTTCTGTACCTGTATAATCTCCAAAACCTACACTGATAGATGCATTAGTTAAATCTATCTTATTAACAGTATCTCTATCATCATTTCTAGCAGCAATTTCCAGTCCCATCTGGAATACACGAACTGATGCAGCAATACCTGCATTAGGAGTGTACATTAACTGAGTATGAGAAGTAGAAGTTGAAACTGCAGCTCCTACAGTTCCTATTCCTGCACCAGCACTCAGAATACTTGCATACTCTGTGATGTATGCTTCAGAACTATCATTTAAGACAATTACTTCAGATACTTCATAAACATTATTAGTTGTATCTTCTACACTAAGTAAATAATATGCAGCATTATGATCATTAATTGCAGAATTATTA